ACCTTCAGCATAATCATTTAATTGATTAGTAAAAGAATCTCCAGCAAATAGTACTATCAATGGCGGTGCAGAACTTACTCTACCAGCTTTATTATAAGTCGGATACAATAAAGACCTGTAAAAATTTAGGTAATTAGATATTCCTAATTCTGGACTATTAGAAGATCCTCCAATTAAATCAGAAATTGGCGGCACATTAACTCCAAAGAAATTTGAAGCTATAGAGCCTACAGCATTTAAAGCTGCATTTTTTAAGTCGCCTTTTAAATCTTTTTTGGCGGGTTGAGCAATATCTCTTGTAACTAGAGCGTCGAAATTAATCATTCGTGCTCCGCCGCCAGTCCACTGCAATATTGGATCACTTTGTCCATTAACTTGTTGAGGAACCCAATTGCTAGCTTTAGTTTCTTCATAAGATTCAGGGTTCAATAAAAAGTACCCTTCAATAGGAATTCTTATGATACCTTTAGAATCTACTACTCCCAAAGCAGCTTTAAGTAGCTTAGGGCCTACGCCTTCTGTAGGTCCTGCTAATCCTTCTTTTGGAGGTACTATTCTAGCCATTAACAACCTCGTCTAGTGGATATTGTATTCTTATCTGTTTTCTTATTTGCGTCTGCTGTATTTTTAGCAGTCTTAGCCATTTCTTCAGCTAAAGAGGAATTATTAATAGCTGCCATAAATATGGATCGCCATTCTTCTGGAGTGATTGCCTCTCCTCCAGCGCTAGTTCCTTTATGAGCTTCTCTCATAGCTTGTTCTAGTTCAAATCTGTCTTGCTCATTTACTTGGCCCATAGTAGCGCTTAATAGGGCGTTTTGAGCTATTGCGTCTTGAGGATTTTCTGGAACATGCGTTACATTTTGACCTGTAGCAATGTCCGTACCTAATGCAAAACGTTTATCGGCAATTTCACCTAATGCTTCTTTTGCGAAGTTTTCAGCTCTATTACCCTCTCCAACTTGTAAATAATTTTCAGATTCGCCTAATAATTTATTAACGTCTATTGATGGGATTTTAATTCCCATAGCTGCTGCTTGCTTATCTAATTGATTAGCTACGCTTAATTCATCGGCTCCATAAGTAGGCATACTAAAAGGTCCGAATCCACTTCTTTCATTAGCTGCTTGGCCTAATGCAGAATCAGGGTTCATACCCATTAATTTTTGAAACTTTTTACCTAGCCAATCTCCGATATAATATACGCCAGAAATTACTGCGGCTAATAAACCTAACTTACCTATAAACATAGCTATAGGCGTTAAAGTTTGTAATATTTTATCTTTAAAAGCTCCTAAAGCGCCTTGCGCTCCAGTAGATATTACAGTTTCTGTGCCAGCTCCTACTCCGCCTGTAGTAGGAATCATTGATTTTAGCCAACCGCTTAAGTTGTCTAACATCTTTACGTAGATTGGATCAGAAGCTGAACCGCTAGGGCCTTGGCTTCCTCCTCCAAAAAATCTACCAACTACTGGAATTTTAGATAGTAATCCTTTACCAATTCCTAGTACTTTGCTAACTCCGACTATGCCTATTAAAACTGCGGCTATACCAGCTAAACTTTTATACACTTTGCTTGTATTGTCGATCCATGATCTAGCCCAAGGTTTATTGGTAGCGCCGAAGAAAGAAAATATCTTATTAGTTATTCCGCCGACTGCGGTATCTAAAGTTTTAGCTGCTCTAGTTATATAGTCTACTACTGTTGTTGCAAATGTTTTTACAACTATAGTAGCTCTTGAAATATTCTCTACTAAAGCTAATATGCCATTTTTTTCTAGCATGTCAGCAGTAGCTTCGCTAATTTTAGACATTCCTGATTCAGGATCAAAATTAGCTACTAATTCGTATATACCTTTTAGAAAGGCTCCAAATACTCTAAACTTTTCTATTAATGTGTCAGCTTTATTAGTAACGCCTTGAAAGGTCATCCCCAATCCAACTAAAATAGCTATTAATTTAGGTACTCCAAATCCTAGAGAACCTAACATACTTATAGCATTTTTAGCTACAAATATTGCAGAATAAAATCCTACAACTGCTGTAGTAGCTGTTATAAAAGCTTTAGCTACGAATACTAATTCTTTACTCTTTTTAAATTGAGAAAATAAATCAGATAAATTATTAAATAATTTTGTAGTAGCTTCTAAAGTAGGTTTTAGTGCCTCTCCTAAATATTGTCCAATCTCACTTCTTAAGAATGTAAAAGATTGTTTTAAGTTAAATAGAACATCCGCTAAATCGGCATGTTCATCTTTAGCACTCTTAGCGACTTGTGTTATAATTCGCATTATGAGTGCATTTTTTTGTTGTGCGGTTACAGCTCCAGCCATTACTCCACTATACTTATTTAGTACGGCTAGATAAGCTTTTAGGCCTACATCATTAGTTCTAATTAGATTTAAAAACTCTAAATTACTTAGGTTTCCATCTTTAAGAGCTTGAGTAACTCGTCTGATACCTTCGCCAGATTCAATTCCTGCTCGTTTAGCAGCAACTCCAGCTCCAGTAATAATGGTAGCAGCATCTTGTACACTATTGGCTATACCAAGAGTTTTTAATGCTATGCCAGATTTCATAGCTTCTACTCGATCAATAGAAGCTTTAGTCATACCGTCTATAGCGTCAAAAAGCGCTCCTTTAGGTCCCAATACAGCTTCAAATTGATCCTGTATTCGGCCTAATTCAGCGCCTTTATCTAATGTGGAATTGAGTACACTTAATTGCTTCTGCAAAATTCCAACAAATGCAGTAGTGCTGAACATGATCCTATTAAATTGGACCATATCCATTCCAGTTTTCTTAGCAGCGTCACCAGTTCCTCTTAGCTGTTTATTAACATCACTAAGTTTCTTACTGGCGGCATCTACTACATTAACTATAATATCTAATGTACTCTTTGCCATTATTTGCTGCTTCCTTTTTGAGCTGTATAGTCTTTATAAGCTTGTTTTATTTTCTTCCTATAAGACCAACGAAGATTATCTATCTCGCTTGGTTGCCACCTATACACCTGTCCAAAGAAGACATAATCTCCCAAGAGGTCCGTTTCGTGGCTTACGTATTCGTATTCATAGATCCCTTGGTAGGGTCGAAAAAAGATGGTTCAAACAAATTAAGCTTTGCGGTAAAGTCTTTACCACATTCGCTACAATTAGCCTCGATATTAGTGTCGATAGAACCGTCAAGTTTGACATCTTTAATTTTATCTTGTAAAAACATTATATCTTTTACTGAAATATTATCTACATCAGCGAATGATACTGGACTTTTAGGTCCAATTCGTTTTAAAGAAGTAGCAATCATAGTAGTAATAAGACTTTCTGGTTTTTTAGATGAAGTCATTTTAATGACATCAAACAAGTCTTTAAGATATAGAGGTTTTAATTCTACTTCTACGTCAGCTTTTGGAAGCTTAACTACTTTAGCTTTTGTCATGTCTTCTACAGACATATATTCTACTTCTAAAGTATCTAAATCTAATCTTAGATTTTTATTTAGATGGTTACAGTGAGAACAATAAGCTTCATGATAAAATCGTGGGCCGTAAGTATTCTCTCGTATTTTAATCAAAATAGTTTCAATATCAGATGCTGGCAATTTCCATACAAGTTCTGATATTTTACCTTGCCATTTAAGTCCTTGTTCAGTCTGTAATGATAAAATCATATCCTCAAGAATTTTTGGAATATGACCAATATTGTTGACCACAAGTTCTACGTTAACAAGATAATTTTGTTGCTTACCTCTTAATTCGTCTACTTCGACGTAATTAAATAAGTCCGCTCCATCTAGCAAGCCGTTAGGCAATTTCAGTAACATAATTTATTTCCTCGGTAAATTTTGTTATTATTTATAAAAACTTTTTAGCTACTATATTTCCAACAAAGCCAGAAATACCCGTAAATTTAGTTTCACACCCTTCGTAACCAAGGGTAATACTCTCTATACTAACTCCATCGTCCGCCATAGCGTCAAAATCAGAAGCAGGTTTATAATCAATTGGAAAAGCGTTGTATAAAAAATATACTGCTTCTACTTGTCCAGCTCTATTACAATGTTCTATCTTTACAGTTTTTCTATATTTGGATGTTTCGTTATTTAAATTTCCTATAGCAGAAGCTCCATTATCTGTAACTGCTCCTATAAGTTTTGAAGTTGGATCTGATTCTGTAGTGTTGCTGATTCCTGAATTACTTTGAATTACGTCAAAAATTCCATTAATCCACTTTACAAAACTAGTATCGTTCGTTAAACCTCTAGTTAAAGTAACAGGAGCATAACTTGCGCCTTCTACTATTTTTCTAGGATTTAAATGATTACCGCCTTCTGGATAATCTTTTGTGTTTATTGTAACCTGTGGAGTAGAGCAAGTCATAAAGCCAAGCTTAGAAAAACCTTCTATACTCACAGTCCATCTGAATTTATCTAAAGGATCTCTTACGCCACTTCTAGCCATATGTTATGCCTTAAATAGACCTGAAAAAGCTCCAATAGCTCCTGCTGCTAGTGCTTTTTGAGATGCTATCTCTCCTTGTTGTGCTACATTTGAGATTGCTTCATTAATGCTGTCGCCTAAAACTTCTACGAAAGCTTCGTAAGTTAAAGTCAATTCTTCAATTAACTTTTCTTCAGATTTAGAATCTAAGTCGTTGCCGCCTTTGAATCCTATAGGAAACGCATTGAATACTACCCAGTGTTTAATAAATTTACCTTCTCTGTCTAATGCAGAAATAACTAAATCTCGTCTAAAATCTGGATCTTGTACTGGGACTAAACTAGCGCCTGCTAAAGCTTCGGTGAAAGTATTTATAGTACTTGCATCATTATTAACAGCTCTATACCAATTAAAAAAGTCTTTAGAATCTGTAGTTCCTCTCCTTAGAACTATAGGTTCATATCTTACTAGACCTGGTTTTTTAATAAAATTTTGTCCGCTTGTATTTTCTCTATAAAGAATTTCAGAGACTGTGGCTTTAGGAACACTTACCTCACTAAAGCCTGCTCTGGTAAATAGCTCTGTATCAGCCGCATTAGAAAGTAAAGATGAGCTTATTTGCATCTCAATAGTTTCTAAAATAGTCACTTTAAATCTGAATTTATCTAAAGGGTCTGCAGATGCTACTCTAGCCATTTATGTATCCTTTATATTTGTACTTCTTTAAAATCTTCGTAAGCGATTGTTAAAGATTGAATAGATTTTTCACCATCTTCACTGGCATTTAAATCTGCTCCAGGAACAAAGTTAGTAGGAACACAATTATATAATTCCCATTTACGTGCAGCGGCTCCAGATCGATCAAGCATAGTAATACTAATTGTTGCTCGATAGTCGTTGCTTCCTGTTGGTCCAGGGGAAGCTGCTGTTTGATTTCCTAAGCTATTAACTCCAGCGGTAGGAGAGTGTACTTTGCTCATCCAAAGATAAAAATCATCTTTAGAAGTGTCAGCAGTCGCACCAGCGATGCTTTCTTTTGCTAATAGTCCACGGCTCATTACAATGTCTTCCATTGAATTGAGTCCTGCTGAAATCATATTAATGTCAGGATGGTCGCCTTCACGATACATAATCTTAGTAGTGGATCGTTTAGGCATTTGAACGTCATGAAATCCTGCCCTTCGTTGAGTCAAGCCGCCTGGTAGTGTTAATACTACTTGGAAGCGAAACTTTTCTAAAGGATCATTATCTGCTGCTCTAGCCATTTATAATATCTCCGATTAATTCTTTATAGTTAAAATAGGCGGCATATTTCAGCCGCCATTAATTATTAGGCTACTGGTAGAGGAAATTCAAGAGCGATTTCAATAAAGCGTACAGCTTTGTTTGGTCGTACTTGTATTCTTACTCGTAGTAAACCTTGGTCGAGTTCGTCTTGTGTAGGAGTTACGCTAATAACTTTAAATTGTTGATTCTCTGGTAATCCAGATGGAAACAAATAAATGTTGTTTCGTAAGAAACTTGTAATAGCGTTTGCAATTTTCTCTTGCGTAGCAGGAGAAAAGTTTTCCCACAAGAATCCACGTAATCCACGCTCAAGAGAACCTTTAATAAATTGTAAAGCTCTCATAACTTGAATTAATTGTTCGTCAGCAGTAACTGAAGAACCGCCAGCAGTATATCCACCAAATATAATATTACCTAATCCAGGGAATGAAGTAATACGGTTGATAAATGCTAATCGTAGAGGTGCAGCGTCTAGTCTTTCAGAAAGAATCAAAGATAAACCTTGAATTCCAGTGATTGATGCAAAACTTGTACCTGCTGGAGCATGTGATACTCCACCAATTGCTGTGTTAGCGTCAATGCGAGCCATAACACCTGCAACGTGTCCAGTAGGATCTATAGTAACTAATGATCCATCTGCCGCATTTGATTGTTGATTATTTACAATCAAATTGTTAAAATACCATCCTGCAACTCGTGAAGGATTGTTGATAACATAATCTTTGTAAGTAATCGCCGAAGGAATGTTAATTGTGATATTATCAGAAACAGCTAAAGCTGCTGCTGTATCAACAGTAATCGTAGAACCTGAAACTGCTGTAATTTTAGCTACTACAACTCCAGCTTTTTTAACGACCATACCAGGAGTAACTGCAGATAAATCTGCTGTACCTAAAGTAATTACTAAAGAAGATACTACTGTAATTGCTGTTGAAGCTAGTACTTCTACGTCTTTATTAGCTTTAGTAATCTCTTTTGGAGGAGCTAATAGAGAAAATGAGGTAGAAAGTGTTGCGCCAAATTCAGCTCGTACTGTTTCAGTATAATCAATTAAAGATGGATGAACTAAATAAGCGGTACTTAAAGGTAATCCAGGAATAGCTACTAAACCTAGTGTATCTTGAGTATCTAATGCTCGTAGTCCAGATCCTGCAGATGCGTCACCAATATAACTATTAGCTGATGGGCGAGCACCTTGTGTCATTGTAGCAATCGTAAAGGTAGTAGCTCCACCACCACTGCCATCGGCAGCGTCTGTAGCTGGCCCACCCATACTATTAGTTACTGTAACTACTGCTAGCGCTGCTGAAGCTGCAAAGTCTGCTAAACCGTCTAGGGCTGTTGCTGTTGCTGTTGCTACTTGAGCTGCTGTTGCGTTAGTTGCTATGTCAACTCTAACTCCAATTCGACCTGGGTTAGAAGCTGATGGATCAGTACCTAATGTATTGGTTCTATACCAAACATAGTATTGTTTTCTGTCATAAGCAGAATTTATTCGGAAATATTTTCCTCTTAAGCTATCACTTACATCTGCTACAGTAGTGATAGTACTGACTTCTGCAGTTCCTTGTCCAACGTTAACAATTATAGCAGTGTTTCCATTGCCTGCATTGTTAAAGTAACCTTCTACAGCATAGTAGCCATCGTCAGCAATGCTATCTGCATTGCCAAATAAAGCTTCAAAATCTGCCATATTGGTAACTGAATTAGGAACGTTAACAGGAGCGCCAGCTAGTCCTGAACTGATCAAGAAAGCTGTAACGGACGTAGGAACGCCAGCTACTTGTACTGTGCCGATTGGTTGATCGAACACTTGTACTCTTTCTGGACCTATATTCGTATTTAATAGTGCCATTTATTTTTGTCTCCCTTACGTATCTTGTAAAATAACGTTATTTTGCAAATCTTCAATAGGAGTAGCGATGTCCCGTATAACACCGTTATAACTCTTAGAGTTACCTAATCTATCTATCCAGAATTGTACTAAGAAAGTTAATTCATGAACCCAGTATTGAGAACCGTCTATGTCTTTTGTAACATGATCAACAAAGTTGAACATATGTATCGAAAAGTCAGCGTTACTTACAATTCTAGCGCCATTACTAACCTTAAATGTATCTGGAACAATATTAGATAATACTAATTGAGTAGTACCTATCTTATCAAGCACCTTTAATGATAAAGGCTGCTCAAAACCTTCCGTTGACAAATCCTTACTTGGAGTAAGTTCGTCAAATATAAACACGGGATCGTTTAGAAAGAAACCACTATTATCGCCTACGTTTATTGTCGAGCTGCCACCCGATGCAACATCTGCAGTTAATAATTGTTCAAAACTTGTTGCGTTTCTAACTATTGTTGGTAAACCAGTTCTAGGAGGATTAAACTCTTCCCAAATTCGGTTTATTATATCTATGTGAGATTGTCGTTCTTTAGAGTCTATTCTTATTAAATAATAGGCATCTATAGGGACTGCGGGACTAACACCAGTTCCGCCCTCTGTAGCGTCTAATGGGCTACATCCATTTCCTACTACAGCAAATACTGGCTTAGTAGGGTCTAGAACCATATACCTAACTAGGGATAAATCCGCAGTTTGGAATACATTACCTGGTCTATTTACTTTACTATTTGCTAATAAACTAGGAGTACCCATACCACCTATAACTATTTTGCTATTAGGTATATCTATAGAAGTAATTGGATAACTTACAGATAAACTATCTACAAAGTCATCGCCTACTTTAATAGTATTTAAATCTACTGCACTAGTAAATGTTATAGTTCTACTATTAGTATCAAATACTACAGCAGGTAACAAATCTAGTAAATCAGGACTTACAGTAATCACATGAGGACTACTATTATTAACAACTATAGAAGCTATTTTATAAGTTCCTATATTGTTACCTGATATAACTCTTATTAATTGTCCTACTTGAGCTTTTCTAATAGTAAATATAGAAGTAGTTATATCATTTCCAGCAGGATTGATTTGCCCGTCAGAGCCTGAAATGACTACTTCATAAGCTCTTGGAGCAGTAGCTACTGGAGTGGTTATGTATCTTCCGTATTCAGGAACTACCCTACCAGAGGTTAAATCTTCTTTAGATTTAAGTAATTTAATAGTTACATTAGGGTACTGAATATTATTAGCATCCGCTGCGCTATCATAAAAATCAGCTTGTACTGGAGTTTGTATTACTTCTCCAGTGATAGGATCAAAAGTATCTTGTAAAACAGTTTTACTTCTAGTTCTATCGTCGTGGAATGTTATTCTTCTAACTTCCCTTGCCAAAGCTTCTTCTATGTCTAAAAATATTCTTCTGGACATATTATTCCTTATACTTTAGTAGGGTTTGCTGCATTTTGATATCTAGTTATCAATTTATTAATTATATCTTCTAAAGTTTTTATCCAATCTGGGGAACTATATCCTATCCATAAACTTACATCTTTTAATACATAAGTATATAAATCATCAAAAGTTCTACTTACTTCACCGTCAGGTTGATCTACTACTAATGAGTAAATCACTTTCTCTGGAGTTATCTTTTTATCTAGCTCCATGCTTCCGACTAGTTTAACTATCTTGGCATAAGCTTCCATATCTGGATTTAAATTAACTTCTTTTTTAATGTCGTCGAGTTTTTGTGTTAACTCTTCTCCCTTATTGCCAAGTTTTTTATCTCTTAACAATAATTCGGCATCTTGTAGATTGCCTTCTTTAATTTTATTAATTACTTCAGTTAAATCAATAAAACCGCTATTAGACTGTAATATTCTTTGAACGCCTTCTTGCTTTAAGGACCATTCAGCGTATCTTCCAATTTCGCTACTAGCCTGTCTAGGTCTATTATTAGAATCTTTATAAGATTCAAATACTTGTCTAGAACGTCCAGTATCTCCAACGTCAGTAGAACAAACTACTTTTACGTATTGGCTAATATCAATACCTGGATTGTATAAATACTTAGTACGTCCTGCACCTGTACCGAAAACAAAAATAGATTTATTAAAAAATTGTTTAGCTTTTTCATAATTCTCTTCAAATGTCTCAAATGGACTTAACGGTAATCTAAGTTTTAATCTAAAATCATTAGATACTACAACATTAGATTCTACAGAAGATGTATAATCTTTTGTTCCTCTAATTTTACTGATATCTATACCAGTCAACTTCTTAAGTATATCTTCATCTGATTTTGGAAGTATTACTGTAGGTTCTAAGCCTTCTTCGGTTAATATCTGCTTATCTTGTTCTCTGACATTTGGATTTCTACTATTTATAGCCCAAAGTAATTCTTTTTTATATTTCTCTAAATCTTTTTCTAATGCAGCATCAATGCCATTTTCAATAACGTCATGTCTAATATCACGTTTAAAATTATTAATTAGATTTTTGTCTAAGTAGGCATCGAATTGAACTTTATACATTAGCCTCTCCCAAAAGGTATTCCTTGTAGGACGGTTTTTCTCTTAGATTGAGATAAGATTCGTTCCCATTCTGTACGCCAAAATAATATGTTATTATCTGAAACAGAGGAACCATCTTCGCCTCTACTAGCTAAAAGTATAGACCAAATAGTATAGTATACGCAGAATAGTCTATAATTCTCAGTATTACCTCTTTGGCCAGTTAAATTTAGTTCTTCTCTTAATCTAGTAGCAGCATCATTTAGATGACTTTGAATTAAAGAATTCCTAGCATTTAAATCTTTTGCCATAGTTTTAGGAAGATAGTCGTCTATATTAAACTTTTTTTGTCTAATATCATTTATTGTAGCATAACTAGGCTTTCTCATACCTATCATGCCTGGTGTGTAACTTATTGTAAAGTATTCATCACCGAAATCTTGTATTATAGAGGATAAAGATCCTTTATAACTTATAATATATTCATCAGATGGTATTACCGTATTTGGTATGTCCCAAACGAATTGGTACTCAAATTGTTGTCCAGGTACTAATGTTCCTGTTAGTGTTGCTATTATCTCTGGTATAGAACTACCTGTTTGAGACATAAACAACGGTTTAAATATAAGAGCAGTAGGACTAGTTAATGTATCTACTGTTGTAGGTATTCCATCAGACGTAAAAATTGTTTTAAAAGTGGCAGTAGTTCCTTTTACGAATTGATAACTATCTGTGGGTTCTATTCTTGTTCCAGTAACTGGACTAATTACTCCACTCATTAATTACCCCGCAAGTTTTGTTAAGTAGTTTGCTATGAATCCACTTAAAATGCCTAGAATACCAGCTATAGTGCCGACTTTAATCATTGAAGAAAGTTGGTTTGTTTCTAGCTTGTCTACTCTATTTTTTAAATCTGTGTACTCTTCTCTAGAAGGTTGATCTTTAACATCATCTCTAATTTCCTTGAGAAGCTCTTTTAGAATCTCCAGTTTTGCTTCTAGGGATGCTAATCTCTCGTTTGTTGTCATTTCCGACATTTTGATTACCCTTTTTAGTCTTTATGCCAAGAACTGCATCAGCATCTTCACATACTTCTTCAAATATTTCATTTACTTGATCTAGTTTTGATTGAATTTTACTTTTGGTCGGCTTTGATTTTGCTGACATAATCATATATTCCTTTTGGTCCTACAGTGTCTAAGTCTATGTCTAGTTTATTGCCTAAGCAATCTTCTAAGATATGTCCTACTAATTCGGCACATACTTCAGTCTTATAACCATCTGAAAAAGGATTTTTGATTTCTTTATTAAACAATCTGAAAAATCTAACTATCCCTATTCCTAATACTTGCTTCATTCCATAAGCAATTCCAGCATTGTCAATACAAAAGCGCATTGTTTTAGTTTTTACTTCGTCAGATATATCTATAGAAAATTCTTCTATAACTACACTATCTCTATTAAATATCTCTGTGCCTACAAAGTTTACTTTAGTTCCGCTAGCTTGGTATATTACATCTCTATCTAATTTACTAGAATAGAATTTTAAATATACATGAGAGTAAGGTGTTTTCTCAACCTTTTTTATAAGCCAAGGAAATATTCCAAATTTCTTATGAGTAGAAAAGCCAACAATTATCGTTTCCATTACAAGCTCGATATGATTTCTATAAGTTTATTCTTAAATTGCTGTTTTTTTTCTTCTGTTAAAAATGGAGCCATTTCTGGAGTTATTTGTATAGACTCTACAGCTCTATAACATTCCCATAATGATCCGCTATTGCCATAATATGCAGCGTCTTTTACTGCATCAGCTATTAACTTTGTTTTTCCAGCAGCAGTAATTTGTTGTATTACATTAGTTCCTGCTATTTGCTGGCTAAGTTTTGCAAAAGCTTCTTGTGCTGCTTTTACTTTACTAGCTCCATAATCTACTAAATATTGTGGAATTTGACTCATATAGTTATTCCAATACTTTTATTGCTGTAACTGTACTTATTTTATTTACAGTTTCATTTCCTTCTTCATCTACAATAGTTTCAAAAGTATCATCATCAGGACAGCTAGACATTTGTCTATACATATCTAAATCTTCTTGTGATACTTGTTCTTTTTCTACTACTGATAATGTTTTACCGCATGTTTGGCAAACTACGTGTATTTTCATAAATCCTCTTTATAAATCAAACTTAGTCATACCACCAGTACCGCCAGTACCGCCTGTATCTATAGTGTTAAAAGCTACGCTACCTACTAAATTCGCTTGAGCACCAGAATTTGGTATAGCCTCAGAAGAAGTTCTTAATGGAACATTTATAACAGTTATTCTGCCGCCAGATCCACCGTTGCCGCCAGTAGCGCCCGCAGGATTAGTTCCTCCAGATCCACTACCGCCTCTGCCGCCATCTCCACCTTGAGACTTTATTAAAGAATCTATTTTAGGTCCGTAAACTCTATTATAAGCTAAATAAATCCAACCTCCAGCTCCGCCTCCGCCACCACCGCCACCACCAGCTCCTGAACCGCTTCCATTTCCGCCTGCTCCGCCTGTTCCACCATTTGCTTGGATTACTCCTGCTGGAGTACTATTAGATTTTACTAAAGTATTTACATAAAGAGCTATTATTCCGCCACCATTGCCGCCTGCTCCTGAGCCGCCGCCTGTATTAGTAGATCCATCTCCAGAACCTGCGCTGCCGCTTCCACCGCCGCCGCCTCCACCTAATGGAGTTACTTGAATTCCAAGTAAATTTGTTTCGTATATAGCAAATGATGCTGGATTACCTGGGGTTCTTCCGCCTGCGGCTCCTGCACTAGTTCCTGCGTTTCCGAAACCGCCTCTACCGCCATCTCCTCCAACCCCGCCACTACCATTTAAAGTAGCTCCAGTTGTACCTGTTGTACCAGTTGCAGTAGTTCCTGTAGTACCGACTCCGCCGCCGCTAATGCCGATTAAAGAGCCTCCAGGTTGAGCTGAAGGAGCACTACCTCCAGTACTACCAGAAGCATCTCCGCCGTTATTGCCATTCCATTGAATAGCTCCAGCTTGAGCTGAACTTAAATCTAAAATTCCTTTTACAAATACTTTCCAACCATTAGTAGAAAGTATTCCTGTGCTATTTATAGTTAAATTATTATAATACATGTCTCTAGTGAGACTAGTAGTTCCAGAACTTATTGTAACATTACCATCAGAACCGTCACCCATAGATTTATATGGAGCTACTTGAGTAATACCAGTACTACCTTGATAAGATAATCCTGTCCAAGCAGTAGTACCGTCCCCTATCTTAAACTTCCCTGTATTATATTCTGTTCCTATTTCGCCTTGAGCTAAAATAGGATTAGTAGAAGTCCAAGTAGTGCTAGTACCAGTACGAGTTTTGATTTGTAATGACATTTATAAAGTTACCTGTAATGTGTTACCAGCTCCGCCTGCGCCACCAGTAGCGCCTGAGTTGGCACTTCCTGCTGTTCCAGTTGAACCTAAAGATTCTGAGCCAGTAGACGAATTTACTTTTAATAATGTTATTCTGCCGCCTGAACCTCCAGTACCGCCAGTACCGCCAGTTCCAGTTCCGTTACCATTACCGCCATTGCCGCCTGTACCGCCGTTAGCTGATATAGCATTAGTAGCTGAAGATCCAGTTAAAGTATTATATTGAATAAATACCCAACCGCCGCCTGCTCCACCTGCACCGCCTCCGCCGCCTAAATTTGTACCAGTAGAAGGAGATCCGCCGTTTCCGCCGTTTCCGCCGTTAGCTTGTATACAATTTGCTGGTGTCGAACCGCCACGACTTATAGTAGCAGCATGAATAATTACTACTCCGCCACCACTACTTCCTCCGCCTCCGCCGCCGCCACTATTAGTTCCGTTGCCGCCTCCTGCTGGCCCACCACCGCCGCCAGTTCCTCCAGTAATAACTGAAGCTCCTGATAGCATATTAGTTTCCCACCTACGAATAGGTAAAGATGCTGTTATAGTTCCGCCAGCAGCAGAAGTTCCGCCTGCGCCGCCAGAGCCAGTTCCGCCAGCTCCAGATGCTCCTCCAGAAGATCCATTAGCCAAAGCCGAAGTAGTTGCAACGTTTCCGTTTGCTCCTGCTCCAGTAGCTCCAGCTCTACCAGCTACTCCTGCTGGAGATCCGCCATAAGAACGAGTTGTTAAAGTAGCTGCTGCTGTTCCTGCTGCCGTAGTAGCAGAGTTGCCGCCGTTATTACCATTCCATTGAATAGCTCCAGCGGCTGCTGCTGTAATATCTAAAGTTCCTTTTACAAATACTCTAAAACCGTTAGTAGTTAAAGTACCTGTCCCACTTAAAGTGAGATTATTGTAATACATATCACGAGTAATAGTTGTATTTCCAGCAGAGATAGTAACATCTCCATCTGAACCACTACCAAAAGATTCTAATACTTCAGTAGCTGAAGGTCCTATTAGACCTCCGTATGATAAAGATGACCACGTAGAAGTGCCATCTCCAATTTTAAATAATGTAGAGTCAGTTTCATATCCAATTTCACCTTGAGCTAATACTGGATTTGCTGAAGACCAATTTGCTGCTGTACTACGTCTAAGTTGTATTACTGTTGCTGCTGGCATTATGGTGTTCCTCCATCAATTACTTGTGCTGCAGTATACACTGAATTAGCTGTACCGCCATCTATATTTACTTGAGGATTTACCCAAGTTAGATTGCCTAAGCCATCATTAAATGGTACTGATCCTGAAGGTCCTTGAGCAGCAGGCCATTTTACTTGATAAGAAGTAGTAACATCTGCAGCTTTATGTGTCATAGTTCCAGAGGTAGCTCCATCTAATTCTAACCCTTTTAAATGAGTTAAACCAGAGGAATCTCTTTTTACTATAGTAGAAGCTGTGCTTAAATTTGTAGCTGCATTTGCTGCTAACTCTGCAGTGTGTATATTAGCTGCTGTAGAAGTTCCAACAGTATTAACTACTGTTGCACCTTGAGTTCCTGATACGTCTCCACTTAAAGAGCCTGAAAAATTTGTAGCAGTAGTAGCACTGGTTGCTGTTGTAGCATTTCCATTTAATGCCGCAGATATAGTTCCTGCAGAAAAATTTCCACTAGAATCTCTTTGTACTAAAGTACTAGGAGTGTTTGAACTAGTAGAAGCGTCTAATTTAGTTTTATCTGCAGCAGACATGAAGCCATTTACAGATCCTGTAGCTGCTGCGTGTAAAGTTCCAGAAGTCTGATTTCCATGTGCGTGTACGTGATCAGATAAAGCTACAGTTGTTGCAGCTCCTTGAAAATTAGAAGTCCCAATTTGTACTGGGGTCGCACTTGGAATATTATGTATATGATCAGATTTTGCAAAAGTAGCTGCTACGCCGTCAGCATTAGATTGATCTGCTAATTGAGTAACAGCAGCTGCCGTAGGTATATTATGTACGTGATCTGCTCTAGCCAAATTAGCACTAGTACCAGTGGCATTAGATTGATTTGGTGTTTGAGTAGATGCAGTACCAGTTGTTATAGCATGTGAGTGATCAGATTTTGAAAAACTAGCTGCAACGCCATCGTCGTTAGTAGTAGTAGCACTTAAATTAGTAGTAGGTGCTGCTGTTGGAACGTTATGAGTATGATCAGCACGAGCTAGATTTGCGCTAACACCTTCTGCATTACTTTGGTTAGGAGTTTGTGTTGAAACTACTCCAGTAGCTAAATCATGAGTATGATCTGACCTACCAAAAGTCGCTGCTACTCCTTGAGTATTAGTACTATTTGCGTCTAATCCTACTGCTGTTGCAGTTGGTATATTATGTACGTGATCTGCTTTAGAAAAATTAGCAGAAACTCCAGCAGAGTTTGATTGATCAGGAGTTTGTGTTGATGCCGCAGAAGAAGTAATAGCATGAACGTGATCTGCTCTAGCATACTTTTCTAAAGTACCAGCACTTGCTGAACTTGTAGTAGTTTCTGGTTGAATATCTGAAGTTAATCCCCAAACCAAATTTTGATTTAAGAATACTCTAGCATCATCTAGAACTGTTACTGAAGTTAAACTAGTAGTAAATATAGCTAAAGATATTACATTAGGAGGTAAAGTAACTCCAGATTTTACTACTGCGTCAATATCAATATAAACATAACCATTCGTAGTCATAGAAGGTAATAATACACTTCCTGCTACAATGACTGTATGAGTTCCATTAAATTCTATTTTACCGCCAGTATAATTTACAGTTAATCCTGATCCAGGATAAGTAACTACAAATTCACTTGCGCCGCCAGTTACATTAACAGAAAAATTGCCAGAACCATCATCATTAACAGTAGTTCCAGCGCCATCTTTTAAAGATACGTCAGCAAATCTTTGAGTTCCACTGTTAGCTTTTATGCTACGCAGACCTTTGTGAACGTGATCAGCTTTTGAAAAATTAACAGAAGTACCTTGACTATTGGAAGAACCAATATCAACTGGAACGTCTGTAGGAATATTATGTATATGGTCAGCTCTAGCTAAATTAGCAGAGGAACCTGTTGCGTTAGATTGGTCAGCCGTTTGTGTACTTGGAGTGCCAGTACTAATTGCATGTGAATGGTCACTTCTAGCTAAAGAATTAGCTGTACCAGTTGCATTAGTTGTTGTGGCGCTTAAGTTAGCTGCTGGAGCTGCAGTTGTTAATGGATCTGCTCCAGAAGGTAGATGTCTAGAAGCATGAGCCTCTACTACTACTCCATTAATTTGAGTTACGAATATATTACCAGAACCGTCTCGTTTTACGATAAAGTTCGCAGTATTTGCACTTGTGGCATTTTGAGTATCTGTGACAGACTGAGCTACTTCTGCAGAGGTTTTGCCTCCAACATACATAACTACAGCCGCTGCAGCACCAGGTCCAGTAGCTACTACATCGCCTGTTAAAGCTGTAATAAAACTAGCAGAACCGATAGGAGTTTCAACTCCAGCAGAGTCCAATATATACAAGACATTATCTGTCTTCATATATATTAGGGCATATCCAGCAGGTGGGACTGAAGGAGTAGTCGCCAACTCTGGAAATCTAAATGTACCTGGAAATGCCATTTTATATCCTCGTTAAACTATTATAACTTCGCCGTCTAGCTCTAGTTCAATAGCGCCTGTTAGTTCTAATTGAATACTAGGAGTAATCCAAGAATTTCCTGGGTCTACTCTTACAGTATCTGTTATATTTCTTCTTGTTATAAATCCTTGTGCTTCAATAGCTCCACCATCTTGTACTTTGGTTTTACTATCTTGAATTGTATCAGCACTAGTACCTAACCATCTAGTAATAGCTTTATCGGTAGTTGGTCCTACACGAGTAACTCCAGAACCGCTGGAAGAAGATCCAACCAAATCTAAATTTCCTGTTAAAGGATTGAATTTAAATGGCATTAGGACCTCGCTACATCTTGAATGAGGTTTTTAGTAGAATCAGTATAATTTACTGTTACTGTTTCTTGTATGGTTCCACTTATTCCTCCTACTCTAGAAGAATATACTTCTTGAGTAACTGATGGATAAGTAGCTGTTATTGAATCGAAAGGTTTAGTAAAAATTTGTATAGTTTTTACTGGTGTCGTATTTAAATTAATTAATTTACTATCAATATTAGAAAGACTTGCATTAGCTGCATCATCTTTTACTCGTAAATTACCATCAGAAGCAATTTTGGCGACATGTTTTATGCCAGTAGTAGTACCATCTTCAGTACCGACTGCCATTACGTTGTCGCCATCTACAGCATCAACTTTCACATTAGCATTTATAGATCCATCTGTCTCCACTTTAACGTGAGCGCCAGTATTAGGATCTTCTATTCTAATAGAAGAAGTAGCTGCATCTATTTCTATGTCACCAATTGTAGCAGTGACGCTAGCATTAACATCTAATTTACCGCTAACAGTATTTATTGGTAGTCCAGTTTTTGGATCTACTAATACTACCCCTTGGTTAATGCCTCTAGGGGTAAACTGACTTCCAGAGGATCTATCAGATTTAGTACCCATAAATTCTCCAGTTAAATTACGTTGTAGGCCTTAAGTAAGGCCACGCTAGCTATAATTAAGGATAACCAAGGCACAGCTTTCATAATTCTAGTTCTTTGTTTATAGTTATTAAAATTATAAACATTACTAGGTTTATTTGTGTTATGTCTGGCCATTTATTTTACCTTAATTTTTCACTAATTTTATCTCTTAATTCTGATCGTTCTTTTTTGGTCATAAATTTTGGAATATCGTAACCTATTTCCATTAATTTTGGGTCTAAAAGTATATGTCGTTTGCAGTATTTACTAGGACTTCCACTTAAAGCTTGCATGTCACATAGAGTACCATCTTGAGTTCTAAAACAACAATTAGGACTTTCTTCTACGTGTACTTTTTCTTCTACTATTACTTGTATAGCTTTTTCTTTATCTAGTTCTTTTTTAAGAACTTCTAGATATTTCCTATACACATCTTGGCCATATATCAGTTTAACATCGCTAGTGCGAGTGATAAATTTTAACTTGCGGAGATGAATTAAAGGATATTCTACACAATTTTTGAGAATAGGAATCTTTTTTAGTTCATTGTAAGTTTTACTTCCAGCTTCAACTACTGCGTAGCTGTCACGGAATTTAATACCTTGAACATTATAGTTAATACCCCTAAGAGTATGTTTAATAACTATATAATTTCGTTCTCTATCTAATGCTTTAGTTGTCCAAACAGACATGATTACTCCTTTAGGCTCTACCTAAATTAGTGGGTTTTATTAGAACTCTATTCTAATATTTTTTGGGAAAGCAAGAGGAGGCCATTTCTGACCTCCTCTGCATCTAACTTCCTAAGAAATTAGAGTAGTCTAATTAAGCGCCAAGACCAAGGACGTTTTTCATTCTAGCAAGAGCTAGGCGATTGTAAAGATCGAAACCGCAGTACCATTTCATACGATATTGGTAAGCGTTTTCGTTTTCACGAGGTCCAACATACTCTAGTTTTAATCCAGCGTTGTTAGCAGAAGTGAAACCTACTACACCTTTGAATTCTCCCCAACATCCGCAATAGATAGAAGAACCATCAATGCGCTCTGCAGCAACAGCTACAGAAAGTGCAGGAAATAGTCCAACTGTATCTAGAGGTTGACGAGCCACTAGTTTGTTTTGTTCTGGGTCAAAGAATGAACCAGTGATTGTTACGTTAGCAGTGGTTGTACCAGCGCCAGAGGTAATTGGATAGCGATAAAGAACGCCATCTGATCCACGAAGTAACAATTGAGTAGCTGTAGAAGCAGAAGCAGCAGTAAGAACTGCAGTGTCTGAATCTGTAATAGAAGCTACAGTAGTTGTAACTACGTTAACTGCGTCAGCTTTGCTAACGAAGTCGTTACGGAAAACAGGGATATCTTGGTAATAAAGCATAGGCTTCATATTTCCAAGGCCTTGTTGTTGGATCATGTAAGCATCTGTTCCACCGCCAGTGTTTCTTAGAAGAACACGTAGAGTACGAATCTCACGAGAGTTCATCATAAGGAAATCTGGTTTACCAGCAGTAACTCGGTCGATTAAATCGTCGAGATCTTCTAGTGTGAATACACGGCCAGCAAGACCTGCACGAGCAGAACTTGGATCATCTTCAGTCAAACTTAGAGTTTGTGTAGATGCGCCAGCATTGTAAAATGGGTGGTTAACGTCAGCAGCATTACCTGTTTCTGCGTCAAGAATTGATGCCATACCGTTAAATTTGTCAGCAATACCGATTGGACCGTTATTAGCTTGAACAAGAGCGGATTGGCGACGAGCGTTGACGATTGCATTCATGTAAATACGAGCAATTTGTTTAGATTTAGAAGAAATCTGAACTTGTAATTGATCGTTAGATTCACTGAATTGATCTTCAATTTGGCCGTCGATGATAATATCAGCGATAATAGCTGATAGATTTACGTTAACTGAACTAAATGTTGCGCCAGCTTGAAACTTAGATTGATTTAAGTTTGTGCCTGGTGAAGCAAAGTCAGCAGAAGCTAGTGAAGCTTCTCGTGTGAAGGTATAAGCTAGACCTTCAAAAACTACGAACGGAAGGTATCGAAACCATTCGTCCACAGAAATAATGTCAGCAATAATACCTTCAACAAGTAAATTGTTGGATAGTGCTGCTGCATCGCTTAGTGAAATAACTTGAGCCATTTAAATTATACTCCTTTAAATTTTGTTTCTAAATGCTGAGTTTGGAGCGGCTTTCATATCTTTTAGTGCTTGGCCGATTTTTTGAAGACTAGTCATTTTATCTCTAGCTTCTTTACCAGCAGCATCTAACCTATCTTTAGTAGAACGAGCGCCATCTGCAGCGCCTGGGACAGAATGATTAACTATAATCGTTTTGTCTTCAAACACGCCTTTGATTTTTGCTTCATTCAATGCTACTAAAGCATCGGCAGGATCGCCTGCTCCCTTAACAATTAAACTTGCTACATCTTTATACTTTTCTGGAATAACTGCAAGTTCATCTTCCAGACGTTTTTGGTATACAGCTTTTTGAGCTGCGTTTTGCGCTTCAAAAGAAGACAGCTTTACTTCTAGATCTTTAAGCTTATCTTGATAAGATTTGTCAGTAAATTCTAGTTTTGCACGAGCTTCAGCTAACGCTGCTTCACGGTGTGCTAGTTTTTCTGCTAAATCTCGTTTCTTATCGGCTTCTTTTTCTTTAAGTTCTTCTAGTTCTTTTTTAGCTTGAGCGTACTGCTCGACTTCTTTCTCTCTAGCGGAGATACGGTTGTCCATATCTTTCTTAAGAGATTCTACGTTTTCTTGGTATTTGATACGTACTGTTTTATTCTCTTCTCGGAGTTTTTTAATCTCTTTAAAAAGACTATCAGTAGTCCATTCACCGCTACTTGCGTCCGCTCCAGTAGGCTCTCCCTTACCAGAACTATCTGGGCTATTAGAGTTTTTAACTCCAGCACTTCCACTCTGATCTGTGGCAGCAGATTCAGACTTATTACTGCCAACCGTATTCAATAAATCTTTACTTCCTGGAAGGTCCTTAGAAGTATCTTTTACCGAAGTAGTTGACGGTGGTGTAGATTTATCTACCCCTTCTGCTGCAGTTGACTCTTTTTTACCCAATGTACTCAATAGATCCATGTTTTCTCCTTCGGCTCTTCCGAAATAGAATGTTTAATATGTATACCCGTTATCGAGCATACTGTTTCCTCTAACAGAGTTAAAGGTGTTAGCAAAACCATCTTGTTGCATTTTTTGAACATAAGGATTATTTTGATTCATAGACGCTTTAATTAAAGGTCGTATAGTTACTTCGGAAATCAATCCAGGATCAAAAGCTGTTACAATCGGCTTCGTTAATTCAAAAGGTTTTTGTTCTTTTATACTTGTAGTCCAAAGTTCTTTAGTCTCTTTCCAGAGAGCAAAAACTTCGTCGTAATTTTCAGTTTCAAGAACTATTATATGATCTCCATCTCTACGAAGAACATACAAACCATATTTTTGTTTTTCAGTAGTCATTTTATACCTCGGACTCCTTTATTTCTTTATCTGGTCGTTTAGCAGCGTTTTTCTTTGGTTGCTTAGAACTTTTTTCTGCATGCTTAGCTTTGTTATCTATCTTTGGTTTACCTACGCCGTCATCTTCTGACTTAGGTTTACCTCCAGTTAGTACACTAGGGTCTAATCCTGCTGATTCTAAAGCGTTAGCTTGTGAGACCATGACTTCAGTCTCTGCGCTTGCTTGCTCTAATTTATCTTTTCTACGCTCTTTTATTAATTTATTAATATCAGCATCGCTAAGATAAGGATAAAGCTTACGATAAGATTGTCTATCTCCTGTATCAAGAATTTTATTCTCAATAATTATAGTTTCCATTTGAGTTTTAGGATCAACTGGAAATTCTGGAGATTTATAAGTAATCTCTAATTGAGCATTTTCCGAGAATTTTGGCTCACCAGATTTTGAGTTATGCACATTCCATAACTTCTTGATTACTTGAAATAATTGTTGTTCACGTTCTTTAAATAATTTACCTCGTCTAATGTTATCTTCTATTACTCCAATTTTTTCCATTAGAAGTGCGAAGCCAGAAGAAGGTAAAGTATCTTTATACTTAGGTCGTAATCCGTGATTTATACGAACCATATCAGTCATACTTTGTATAACTTTTATAAGACCAGTAATATCTGCATTTGGATGTTCAAATTTAAAATTACCTTTTTCGCCTACTGCAACTGCAGTATCAGGTCCTAAACTTATTCCTAATGCGTTAGCATCAGCATTTCCATCTCTAAAAATACCAATACCAGTATCGAAAGTTCTAAATTGTCCGCCTGCTCCAAATCCACTAGCTCCACCAACGCCGCCAAATCTACTCTGAGCGCTTCCGCCTTTCAGTACATTGAAGTCGTCTACTGGTCTACCTTGTCTAATTGAAGTAGGTCTTTCTATTCCACTAACTACTGGTACGCCAAATGATTGAAATTTAGCGATATGGTTTAAATCAGTTAAACGCATATTTGTAGCGTGGTTTGCGTATATTAGTGGCTCATTAATTGGTAAGAAAAAATAATGAGCTGGATCTTGATTAAAAAATGGAACTGCAGGAATACATCCGTATGGATTTTTTACCTGATACTGTCCATCTGATCCATGAACTACGTGCGCTTTAGGATTCCAATAAATTTGATTAAGTGATCCTAATCGACCAGGACTAGAAACATTTTGCTTAACTTCTATTGAAGATTGTCCTAAATCTGTAGTTTTAGGAATAGTACTAGCTAATCCTCCGCCTACGTATGAAGTGCCTTTAAAGCCGTCAAATGTAGTTCCAAAGCCAATTAAAAGCTCTGTAATATAGTATGGAGAAGCGCCGTGTTTTAAATCGTACACGCCTCCATGTAGCATATCTAATTGTACCATTCCAGGAGAAGTTTCTTTTACAGTAAATCCAGTATTAGGATCTATAAAAGATACTTTAACTAAAACAGTACCTAATAATTTTGTCCAACGATCAAGTTTATCCATGAACATAGTGTAACGAGAATCTCTCATTACTCGTTCCCAGAGTTTTTGATCTTTATCTAGTGCTTTGCCGTTTTCATCAACTACTTGATAAATTGGCATTTCCCTATAAAGAATAGAAGTTTCTTCGATAATCTCTCGTGTGAGATTAATTGGTAAGATCTGTTGCTTTTCGGGATTTCGGAATTGTTTAACTAAATCTAGCCAAACAAATTCATCTTGTCTACCTTCGTAGAAAGCCAGAGCGATCTCTGATATCCATTGGCGGTAATAAATATCCTCGTACAAATAAATACCAACGGAACTAAGTCCGCCTAATCTATTTATAGGGTTATTTGACACGCCTAAATTAAAAGAAATATGAGTACCCTGCCTTTCTTTTGTCTCTTACAAAAGTAGAATTAGCTCTACTAATTCTTATGATTTAGTGGAACCTTGGTCCAGTTTTTTAGGCTAGACCAAGGTTTATATCGGAACATTGCTGTTCCAAAAACCCGCTCACTAGTAGAGTTAGGGTTTAGTCAAGTATTACCTTAACTAATTATTCTGTAGGATCTTTTTTCTTAGAAGCTGGAGGTGTTCCTGCTTTTCCAGGTTTGTCATTATTTTTTGACATATCTGGTTTAGATTGATCCATGCTCATATCCGAAGGCATAGGGTTTTTAAGACCTTTTGACTTTAGACTTGGAACAGAATCAGGAACTGATCCTGCATTTGTTTTTCCTAGTTTCGCCATTGTTGTTCTCCTTAGTGTTAACACTTAAAAATTATTTACTTTTACCTGGTAAATTTGGCCCTTTTGGACCTAGTTGTGGATGATGAAGATGTAACGCCTTGTGATTGGTTAGTTCCTTAGCTTTAGAATTTTTAATTTGAGGGTGTTTTAGGTGTGAACCTTCTTGACCTTCTTGTTCTTTTTTCTCGTGCTTAGGATCTTCTTTACGCTCTTTAGCTTCCATTTCAGTACTTTCCTTAGACTCATGATCCAAATATTCTTTAGATCCTGGTTTAGGTTCTTTATGGTTCATACATTTAATCTCGCAATTACACATATTAGCTTAACTTATTTTTAGCATCAAAGCCTTTAGGAAGAATTGAACTATGTGTATTCTCTTGAGAATCCACGGTTACTTTTTCTCGTCCTAAAAATCCATTTTTGCTACCAGCAACACTCGCTGCTGCGTCCATAATTTTACTAACTGCCATAGCAAAACTACTTCCGATTCCTCTATCTTCTAAGACTGCTTCAGGCATTTTATTTGTAGAAGCTTTGTAAGCTCCTTTTGCCTTATCGCCTTGAATTTTATTTGATTTTTTACTCATTATTTTTTGCCTCCGAAAACGCCTCGCATTGCTGCTGCTCCTCGACCTGCTGCTGATTGATCTTTTGAAGCGTTTGCTGCAGAAGATGCAGAAGCTGCAAGTGGGCCGCCTCCAAATGTACCTTTAGAAGTACTATTATTAGAAGTAGCTGCTGCGGTGGCGGTTGGAGAAGGGGATGGTGCTGTATCGTGATTAGTTAATTTAGCTGATTCAGCGTTAGCGTGGTCAGCTTTAATTTGTGGGTGTAAAACGTGACTATTTAGTTTACATTTTTCCATTATCGTAAGCCTCTTTCTTTTAACCAGTTCTCTGCGAACTCGTTTAATTTATTAATTCTGTCTACTAATGTGAGATCTTTATATTTCATATTCTCACTAGCTCCAAAGAACTCAGTATAAACGGCTGCGTATAATGCATTTTTAATTTGAGTGTTTTTAGCTTTTTGAGAGAGTTTAGAGTCGTCAATTTTAAATTGATTATTTTGTCTATAAAAAATTGCCATCTGTAAACCTTATGTAGCTAGTACTGTAACTCGACCTGTTCCTGCTGTTCTAGTAACTTTAATAGACCCTATATTGTGAGTACTATAAGAAACTGGAACTCCTGCTGCAGCGGCCTGAGAACCGAAAAAAGTAATACCATTTAAGGAGTACTCAGCAGTAATAGCTAAAGTATCACTTGTTTGTACAGTAACTTTACTAGCAGGTCCTGTTAGCTCTAAAATTTCTACTGTGTTAGTACCGTCTAGTACTCCACTTAATTTTTCATCGCCGCAAAGTACAGCGTGTTTAACGCTTCTTGCTCGTTCTTTTGAAATTGCCATATTAAATTGCGCCTTTTATAAGTGTGAAGTGAGTCCCAGTATCATGTAATAAGAATACCATTAAATACCTTAAAGCATCTAAAAGTCCTTCGTACCCTTCTGGAGTTTCTTCATAATCTTCTTTTAAAGATCCGCCTTTTGCTTTTTTGAATACGGCAGAACTTAAAGCATATCTTAAATTTACACAATTAGGAGTAATAAATAATTTAGGTCTAGTGACTGCGTTATTATTATCGTCTAATAGTGGTTGACCTTGTGGTCCAAATAATGGATATTTCATCCATAATCTAATTAAGTTGCAACCAGTTTCTCTATCTTGTTTAAACCCTGATGGCCTACGTCCTAAAACTTCTTCAAAATCGTCCCAGGCAGTTCTACCATTAAGTTGAACTTGATCTCCACTTATATCAGCAACTATATTTTTAAATCTTATGTGAACTCGATTTTTAGCGAGTTGCATTTCTTTTTCCCAAATTTTAAAAGCATTTCTATTAAGTTCTGCTTCTTTTTCTAAAATTTGTTGAGCTTGCATGTAAGTAGTGGTATGGCGAGTAAACTTTTCGTCAAATATAATTATATCGCCATATTGATTCATCTGGGCAAAAATAGTAGATGCTGGTTTTGCAAAGTTGTGATCGCATGCAGCAAATACTGGACCTTCGTCAGGATGATATATATAGTCAACTACGTTTGGATATGGGTTCTCTTCTGTAGCTTCTTCTACAAATCCTGGAAAACATATATCAGAAACTGACTCAAAATCAGATAACCATTCTTGTTTAAAAGATTGTAATTTACCTGATAATACAGCTCGTCTATGAGCTGAATCAATTTCCTCTTTTGGAATATAAGGATTATCGTAACTAGTTTTCTTAAAAGAACTCCAGTCAGTCATATCATTACTTTGACCATTTTCTTCGTCAAAAGTAATTTGTACTTTTCCAGCTCGTTGTTTCATTCCTAATTGTCCAAAGGTATATAGTTTATAAAAACTATTTTTACCACGAGGAGTAGAAATAAATACTGCACTGCCTTTTTTATCTGCAAGAGTAGGAGAAATCATCTGTGTCCAAATGTCTTCTAATCTTGGATCTAATGCAGCTTCGTCTATAATAACTAAATCATTAGCTTCTCCAGCTAACGAATCAGGGTTTTCCATAGATTTTGCTTCTAATACGGAACCCCAGGGAGTTTCTAAGTAATACTCCCCTTTTTGATTTCTTGCTTTACCTTCTTTACCAGGAACTATAATTCTTAGTTGATTTACTAATATATTATATAATTCTCTAAATACTTTTTCAGTTAATGAATAATCTTTACTTACTATCCATACCCGTCTGTTTACTTGCATCATAACCGATAAGGCCATAAGTGCGGTAAGTAAGGTTTTACCAAATCGTCTACCTGCTGCGAGTACTTTATATCTAGCAGGATCATTTATAACTTCTATATGACCAGCATGTAAAGGCTGTATAATCTTGCCCTGAGTAGTTCTTATTCTTTTCTCATTGAGCCATAATGCCAATTTCTCAATATCCAGCTCATGGATTCGTAAAGGATGTCCTTCTACGTTATATTGAACTGGTGGTTTTGACATATGTGATTAACTTTCCGATGTTCGTTTTTTATGCAGTATAGAATTAATTTCTCTAAATTTATCCATAGTGCTATCTTTACTTGTTACTTCGGATTTCTCTACAAAATCTCCGCTCATTTGTAAATATATCTTCGCAGCTACTGTATCTCGTTCCATACCTCTATGATATAAGGCATTGATCATTGCAGCTCTACGTTCTTTACTAAATAGGCCTGAATCTCTAATTTTAGACCAAACCGCTTCTTCCCAACCCTCTTTTTTCATCCAAACCCTTACAGGTTCTAATTGAGCTGGTATACTATCTAATAAGAGAGTTTTCATCTCTTCGTCTTCTTTATATCGTTCCTCTACAGCTAATTTAAGATCTGCTACTAATGTAGGAGTTTTAGGTATTGCTGATCCAGGATTTTCTATAATATGTTTAGCTACGACTTCTTGAAGTAGTTGTTGAGTTAGCGTCCATTTATCATTGCCGCTTATTTCTTTAAGCTTTTTGACGATACTAAGCTTTTGTTGAGCCTTTTCTCCACGCTCTTTCTTAAGCTGTTCTTCTGGACTTAATATAACGTCCTCGTTATTCTTGATCTCGTCGCTCATTTTTATTTTTCCAATTTCTTGGTTTTTCTTCTTTAGGCGCTTCTGGTTGTACTACTTCTGGTTTTTTAGGAACTAGTACTTGTAAAGCGTCAGGTTCTTTATAAAATGAAGTTAGGCAGTTCTTATTTCCGCACATTCGAGGGCGTAAATCACCCCATTCTTGTGGAAGAGATTTTTCCCAAGAACATTTACTACATTTATATGTTAATCTCGTCATAAATCCTCATTATTTAAAGACAAAAGAAGGAGGGCTAGGGTATTTGACTTTTGGTCTATTCCTAGCTCCTCCATCGGGCTAAAGCCCTGAACAGGACATTGAAAACCTTCTAGCTTGATCGAGTGTCCTGATCTCGCACTGATCGCTGAAGTCGCCAGAAGGGTTACTATTACCTGATACTATACTAAACCATCAATTGTCTGTAATTATTAAAGGTTGGAAGGTTGTTATGATCGGTTAACAGTAGAACCCAAGGTCGCTACCTTCGGGGACTATACCAGTCTTACCTGTAGCCTCGTCAAAAACGACTGCTATTGGGCCTAAACTTACTCTATAAAGGATTTTAGACTTGTATCTGCGAGCATTGGCTATAATTAGCGATTTTTCCTCGTCTGTGAGTCTTTTACCATCTAAAGTAGGTACTGGTATTATTTCAAAGTTATCACTTTGGGCTATTGCCTCAAAAAAGGCCAGCTCAAATGCTATTTCTTGTTCTAAGTCTTTGATATTATTGACTTTGGTAACTCTTTTAAAGCTATTATCGTCCATAAATCAGCTTCCTTATAAAAAGAGTCCCTCTATATATACTTATATGTATACTATAAGTCAACCTTATATGTACAATATTTTTAACATTTTTATGTTATTTATACTAAATATCTTATAATCTTTAACTATTCTCATATTATCTAGTACGTCTACCAAAGGTATACTCTTAGTTACCTTATTAGTACCTAACTCTCTAGCATCTATATATTCTTCATCTAATATCACATACTTATCTATTATTAAAAATAAGTTAGCTGTATCTTCTTCGTCTATTTGATAAGGTAAGTATATGATATCATTAATATTAAGTGTCATATAAGGTACTAACTATGCCCGTTTTTTTAAGGATTATTAGGTTAGACTTGCTTAAACTGTAAGAACCTACCTTATATTCTGCAGGAAGGTTAGGGTATATTAGTTTTAAGCTAATTCTGTCATCTAAATAATTTATAAAGATTACTTGGTATATAGAAGTAGAGTCAGACTTAAATTGAACGTAGTCCATTAATTTTAGTCTATCCTCGTTTTTTACAGCCATATAGTACTTCTAATATTAATTGTTTATCTTCTGGGATTATAGCTAATTCTTTAGGACTTACCCATAAATTAATACTATCATTGTATACATGAGTAATAAG